AGTTAGCTCTCGCTGCTTAATTAAGCAGTGACGGTTTTAGGGAGCAATGAAGGTAGCGCCCGAAAAATCGACGTAAAATCCTTCGGCTGCTAGAATGGTCAACGGGTTCTAGCCTGAGACTAGTTGATACGGAAAGATGAATGTTGTTTGTTCTTTAATCTTTCTTAAAATTTACGAACATTCTAAACTTGTAGAAGATGTTATCAAAATTATCGCAAGACGGCGAGTCGAATCGCCCGCCTCCACTTAATGCTATGAGAAAAATTTGTTCATATTGTGGGAAACGCAAGAACAAAGGGAGTTTCCCTAAACATAGTATGTATAAGGATAATCTTGACACACGATGTAAAAAGTGCGTTAAGAAACATTCAAAGGTTAGAAGTGGATTACATAAGAAAGCCCCTCCTAAGCCAGAGCTTTGTGAGTGTTGTAAGAAAGTGCCAATTAAATGGGTATTAGATCATGATCATTCGGACGATTCTTTCAGGGGATGGATATGCGATAGGTGTAATACTGGAATAGGTAAGTTGGGAGATAATATTGAGGGAGTAGTTAAAGCGTTAAATTACCTATTATCCAAGAGGAAATAGATGATTATAGGCTATAGTGGCTATAATAAACTAGTGGTAGACGATATTTGCGTAGCGATGTGCTATTTTAATCCGCTACAATATAAAAAACCACTCAGAAATATACAACTAGTCCAAGAACAGTTTGATAAATATGGTATACCATATCGTATTGTTGAATTGGTATATCCAAATCAAGATCCAGTAATCAAAAATGCTACTATTGTTAGATCCAATACTGTTTTATTTTCAAAAGAAAATTTATGGAATATCGTAGAGAAAAATATTCCAGAAAAATATACTAAAATTGTATTTATGGATGCAGATATATTTTGTTCTGATCCTAATTGGTTAAATAAAACTAGTAAATTATTAGACAGTAATGATTTAGTACATAATATGGACTATTTATATAGAGATATTAATTATGTTTATGAAAAAAACGATATAGATTCTAAAACAGCAAGATATTCTATTATAAAAGCTATAAAAAATGATGAACAAATAAACTTAATGGTTCATCACACCCGATATGTTATAGCCATAAATAGATCTTTTTTTAAAAAACTTGGCGGAATTTTTGAATACGCTATAACAGGATATGGCGATACATTATTTTGGTCTTCGTTTATCGAAGGATACGAGCCGTACTGTGATAATTTCTTAAAAATGCCAATGTTTAATAATGAATCCAAAAAATGGAATGAATATAAAGAAAATGCCCTGTCAATATCATCTATGGATAGAATAGCATATTTACCAGGAGCTAACATACTTCATTTAAGACATGGAACACATGACAATAGAAGATATTCTAGAAGAAATTTCTATGTCTCTGGTATATTTAATCTATTCCATAATGATGATGGAGTTCTAGAAATAAATCTTGTAAGCAAAAAAGATAAAGACTTACTTCAATACTGGATAGATAGGAAAGAAGATGAGTAATTACAAGCTACCATTCTTTACATCCTTTTTTACAGCAAATGACACAAGATACCATTCTTGGCACAGATATTCCAGTAGGATATATAATGCACAAGATGTCTCTAACGAGATATTTGTTCCTAATACTAAGTCTTTTTTCTTAAAAACGATCACTCAATTTGGTAAGACAACCCACACGATACACGACATCCTAATATCTGCTCAAAAATATAGTCAAAAATTTGTATTTATTAACAGCGATATTGAAATCTCTATAAATGATATTTTCTGGGATAAGATAGTAGAAGTTTCTAATCATGGAATCGTAATGGGTCATAGATTTAATTATGAAATATCATATGATGAATCTAGTATCAATGCTAATGGTGTAGATTTTTACGTCTTAAATGATAAGATAGTTATTCCAGATGATAATAATTTTTGTATAGGATTATGCGGCTGGGATTGGTGGATACCTTATTTAGCTTTGCAGCAAAATATTCCTGTCTATAGAATAGATTGTCCATTCTTATATCATAAGATTCATCCTAAACAATGGAGTAAAGAATCTTTGGATTATATATGTAATTATATGTATAAAATTACTGGTGAAATTCATGACAGAAGCTTTAAAGACAAAATAGTAGAACAAACAATACCACTATGCAAGACAAACTAAGAATATTTCAAATAGGCTTTAATAAGTGTGGAACTTTATCATTACATAAATTATTCCAGGATCACTGTGTACCAGCAGTGACTAGTATACATTGGCATAGTGGTTATCTAGCTAGAGATATACATGATAATATTTTAAATGGACGCAGAGCATTAGAAGGTTATGAATCATATACATTTTATTCAGATATGGAATATTTTAGGACATACAATGAACAAATAAGTTTTGTGTCTATAGCTAAAGATTATTTTGACTTATTGGACATCCACTATCCCAATAGCAAATTCATTTTGAACACCAGAAATATAGATAGTTGGATTTCTAGTAGGTTAAGACATATGTGCAACCTTTCGCCTATGAGATATGGACTTACCGAAAGACTAACCGATTCAGTACCGTATGTAGAATATCATAAGCAGTCTTATGGGGTGGACAGTATTGATGACGTAATTAAAATATGGAAAGAAGAGTGGCATAAACATCGTGATAGCGTTATTACTCATTTTACCTACAGACCAAATGACCTGTTAGTCTTTGATATAGAAAAAGATCCATTCTCAAAAATAGTTGATTTTTTCCAACTCTGTGGTTTAAGTTTCCAAACAGATAGACTACCTTACGAAAACAAAACTCAAGATTGCTCTTGACAACGCCGATACTCTATGATAGAATCGCTGAAACACAGGAGACTTTTTGGATGATTCATGATTTTAATTACGTTTGGGGTATGGTTCGTGATTTGAGGGCAACAAGCAGCACTACTGATAAACAGGGAATTATTGAGGACTATTGCAACCATAATTCTGAAGCCGCTAACTTTGCTAAGAAAATTCTACTTTATACTTACCATCCATTGTGGCAGTATAATGTTACTAGTGATAACTTGAAGAAGAAAAGCTCTTTGAGAGGAAAGACTTATCAGAATTTTTTTGATTTGCTGGATGATCTGAAAAGCCGTAAAATTACTGGTCATGATGCTATTGGTGCTATTCATACATTTATAGATAATCATTCCAATAAAGACAATATCGAAGAGCTAATCTACTGCATTATTGATAAAGATCTGAAAACTCGTGCTGGCGATAAAATCATAAACAAAGCTATCTCAGATCATATTCCAGAATTTAGTGTTGCTTTGGCAGATAAATATGACCCCAATATTGTAGACTGGGAGGATGGTTGGTATGTTAGTCGGAAGATTGATGGTGCTAGATGTATTGCTATTGTTGATGATAATGGCAACACTAGTTTCTACTCCCGCACAGGAAAGAGTTTTGATACTCTTGATGTTGTTGCTGGTGGGATTAGGGCTTTGGGTATTACTAATGTAGTTTTTGATGGAGAGTTGTGTCTTGTTGATGATAATGGTAATGAAGATTTTCAAGGAATTATGAAGCAACTTAAAAAGAAGGATCATACTATTTCAAATCCTTCGTATAAGATTTTTGATATGATTAGTCATGATGAATTCTATAGTAAGAAGGGAAATCCCAGCAATACATACTCTTATCGCTATAAAAGCTTATGTTATCAAATGAGAGACAATGAATGTCCATGTCTCTCTGTTCTGGATCAAGAATTTATTGCGGATGATGAGCATTTTGCTGAATGGATAGAAAAAGCAAAAGAATATGGTTGGGAGGGTTTAATGCTTCGTGCTGATGAACCATATAAAGGCAAGCGAAGCAAAGACCTTCTCAAGTTTAAAAGTTTTTTTGACGATGAATACGAAGTGGTAGATGTAGAAATGGGACCATTTCGATATGTAAAAGATAGTAAGGAAACTGAAGAAAATATGCTTAGTTGTGTTACTATTAAACATAAGGGTTACAATGTTCGTGTAGGATCTGGTTTTAGTATTGAACAAAGACAAGATTTTTACAAGAATCCTAACAAAATTCTTGGTAAAGTTATAACTGTACAGTATTTTGAAGAAAGCAAGAACCAAGATGGTGGTTTGAGTTTGCGTTTTCCAACTTTTAAAGTTTTACATGGATTGTCTCGAACAATATAAATAAAGAGATTTAAAAAATGAAAAGTAAATTATCACTAGGATTGCTATTATGTTTTTTAACAAATATTTCATTTGCTAATGATGTATGGGTTCCTTATATACCAGCACCCGTACCAGTTTTAACCCAACCTGTAGTAGAGGTTCCATTAATACCATCTGTAACTTATTCTACTATGTTAAGACCCGTTAGCATAACTTATGGTTGGGTTCCTTATACTATTAACAAGCCAATTGTAGTAGAAAAAAGGTGTTTGTTTTGTAGATATAGTTATATAATTTATCAGCCCTCAATAGAGTGGGTTTACCAACCGATATACAGATGATGGTCTTGACAACGATAGTTAGATAACGTATAATTCAAACATTGGCATAGCACTATTGGAGCAAACATGGAAACTACAGAAAAGAAAACAACGTATTGTAGGAGTAAGGCTGATGAATTTTTTGCAAACTTTCCTAGAGAAAAGACTGTATCATATAAGGAATACTGGGAAAGTGTACGCCCACAGAATACCTCTGATATTTTTAGGCGTTATTTATTTGCTTACTGCTCTGTTCATACAACTTGGAAAGGTAATTGCTCTGGTTATCAAGCCATTAAGAATTTTGATGAATGGATTGATGATCAAGAAAAATTAAGAGATAAACTTGCCAACTCTGGTGTAGGATTGCATAATAATCGCACCAAGTATATTTGGAACTTTAGTCAACAGTTTTGGCAGAATCCGAAAGATTTTTATCTTACTACCAAAAAGTATCATGTTAAAAAGCGTGATTCCATTGTGAATCGTATTATGGGTCTTGGTATGGCTAAAGTTAGTTTTGCACTGGAGATGATTCATCCTAATGAGTGTAGAGTATTGTGTGGTGATGTTCATCAATTGCGTTTATACGGAATGGAGCATTTGACCTATAATAAAAGTAGGAACGGTGCAGATAAATATAAGCGTATGGAACAGCATTGGAGTGTGAATTGTGGTAAGTTGAATGTTCCATCGTATATTGCACGATCAATTTATTGGGACGCTTTACAAGAAAAGGAAGATAGTAGATACTGGTCATGGGTTTTAGAAAATAATGAATCTCAAGTCTGTTAGATTTTTTCCTCACTGGGAAGAGAATAATATATATCAGGTTATAGGATTTTTAGATCTAGTTAATTTTATATTGACTATTCAGCCTAAGATCGAATCTTGGCTAGAAATAGGATCTCATTTGGGAGAATCATCAACACTATTGTTAGGTTTTCATCAAATTAAAAAGATATATTGTGTAGAGTGTTCATTGGATGCCTGTAATATTTTAGAACAAAAATTTTCTCAGGAAATAAAAACTTGTAGATATAATATTATAAATTCATTATCAGATAATAGTAAAGACTATTTTAGTGATGAAACATTTGATGTTGTTTATATAGATGGTAATCATCAGATGGATCATATTAGTCAAGATATTAAAAACTATTATCCTAAAATTAAGAGTGGTGGATTTTTAACTGGTCATGATTACAATAATAAATGGCCCGATGTAATGAGCAGTGTCAATAATTTTTTATTAACACACCATTATTCTATCCAAGATTTGAATTTATTCAGGGATGGCAGTTGGCTAATTAGAAAGAAGTGATACTATTATAGTAAAATGTAATGTCTACTATTTTTTCTAAAGAAAAACAAATTATTTTTTTTCATATACCTAAAACTGGTGGTATCACTATCAGTGATAGTATAATGAAACACGATCCATCTTTTTTCCCTATTGATGCTTCAAGTTATGACTATAGAATTTTTGATGGTACGGTTAAAATACATGAATCTTATTTGAGATTATTATATCCAAATACTAATATTAAAGATTATATTAAAATTACTGTAATTAGAAATCCTTTTGATAAATTAGTATCATCATACAGAATGATGTGTAGTAATATACCATTTGATGCGTTTCTTAATCATATATTATTACAAACTATGCCTTCTGGATTTTACGATCATCCCGTTTTACAAAGAAGTGCATATCAAGATTTTATTTGGCATTCTTATATTTCTCAATATGATCATTGTATAAATAATAATAATGAATTTGCTATAGATCATATAATTAAGTATGAAAACCTAAAAACAGAATTTAAAGAGATCATAGATAAGTACGAACTATCTGAATTAATTGTAGAAAATTTCTATAATAGTGAGTACGAGTGTAAATATAGACATTACTATAACGATAGTATGTTAGATAAAATATATCAATTATTTAAAAAAGATTTTAATTATTTTGGATATTAAAATGTATAATAACTATAAAATAGTAGTGGTAACACCATCTGGCAGAAAAAGATATCAACAAATATTATTTGAATACTTAAAAAAATCATCAAATATTATTGATGAGTATCGTATATGGCAAAATACTAATAATCAAGAAGATTTAGTATTTTTTAACGAAATAGCATCACAATATCCTTGGGTTACCATAGATACCAGATCAAGTGTTGGAGGCAATAAAAATATAGCCCAATATTTTGATAAATGTTGCGATCCAGACACAATCTATATTAGACTTGATGATGATATTGTTTATTTAGATAATTCTTTTATAAGTAATATACTTAATTTTAGAACTAATAATCCAGACTTTTTTCTAGTTTTTGGAAATATTGTTAACAACGACATTTGCAACCACTTGCATCATAGAATTGGTGCATTTACTTGGAATACTCATATTCCGTATGGTTGTGCTGCTAATGCTTGGCAAGATACAAAATTAGCAGAAGAAATACATAAACAGTTTTTAATTAATCTTAGTAATAATACTATCAATAAATATATGTTTGATAGATATATTATATATGAACGATCCAGATTCTCAATTAATGCTATATGCTGGTTTGGCAAAGATATGCAAACTATCTATAATAATTTTGGTGGTATTGTGCATGATGAAGAGCATGATATTACTGTTAATAAAACACAGGCTTTAAATAAATTTAATGTTATTTGTGGATCGGCACTGTGTTCTCATTTTGCCTTTTTTACACAAAGAGATTATTTAGATAATACTAGTATACTTAACGAATATCAAAAATTACTGTGAATAGAAAATGAAAAAAATGCTAGGATTATTAATAATAATTTTATTACTAGGTTATAATTCAGCATCAAAACAGAATAATATTCCTGATCCAATTCCAGTAGTTGTTCCAAATAATAAACCAGTATTTTTATATCCTGTTATACAATATAGAAATATTGAAGAAAATACTATTTATGGCGATGTTTTTAATCATTCTAAACAAGAGCCTTATACTAAATCTAATAGACGTATCAATGTTCATGAAACATCTCATGGCATAACTTCTGAACTTAGAAATCATTACGAAAGATTATGGAAACAAAAACTTAATGTGTTTTATGTTTTAGATGGTAAATGTATTATATTAAATGAGTCTAACATAACAATGTCTCATGTTATAGAATATATACCTCCAATACTACGATCATACAGATATAATCTATATTTTATAGAACAAACAAAAAATTGGAACGATATGCCTTCCTATATTATAGATGAATGGAATTCTTATATTTTAGGAAGCAAGTGTGCGGTACAAGATTTTAATAATGGCCTTATAACAGAAAATGTTGATGCTGTTAGCGGATGTTTAGATTTTAGTATTTATGCCATTTGTTTTGCTATGGCAGTAAAAGACCATGATAAAGAATATTGGGAAAATTATGGAGAATTTAAAGAATCAGTAAAATTTTTACTAATACAAGCAGAAAAAACTTTTAATGAAGGCATGAAAATAAAAAACTTTGTAACAGCAACACAATTAAAACTATTAAATGATTTGCGGACCCATAAAGATGCTGAAAAAATTAGACAGTTTTTAATTGATGAGTTTGATGGGATTTTTGTGAAATAAGAAAAAAAGTAAAGAACGGTGTTGACATAGCCGATTCATAGGATATAAAGAACGTAGTCGATGAACGATTGAGATTACCTAACCTTTTTTGGAGAATAAATTATGGCAGATGTTACTACTGGTGTTGTTCAAACAAGAGTTCGTTGTAGTGATGAAAGGTTTCTTGAAGCAGTTTTTTCCAGCAAAACTTATGCCGAAATTGCTGAAAAGACAGGCCAAAAGGTTGCAACAACTATGGCAAGATTTTCTCGCACAAAGAAGGCTCTTGCAGAAAGAGGAGTTGAATTACCCGAGATGCAAAGAGCAAAGCCACAACGTCATATTGATAATATAGATGTTATGGTCGAAACCGCTCGTAGACTAAAGGCTTGTGGTGTTAACTGATAAAACGCCAGCAAATAAAATTGCTGGTAAAGGGATTGTGGCGGAATTGGCAGACGCGATGGACTCAAAATCCATTTCCAATTATAGGAGTGTGGGTTCGACTCCCACCTATCCCATTTATGAATAGATTATGTAACGGAAGAGTTCCTAATTATAATCCTAAGTCTCCTATTAGTCATTTTATATTAATGACAGTACGAGAATATAACGATTATGATGGTGGAACATATATTGATGAAATAAGAAATGTTGCTGATTTTCTAGAAAATTCATACAAGGCAATAGATGATCCATTTTATAGAATATATGGTGAAAAAAGAGAAAATAATCCTAGTCCTTCTCTAGTATTTATTGCAGAGTTTTTTGATCTTAAAGAAGCAAAAGATTTTTTGTATAATATTACTGGAGAATATCCCATAGTAATTTCTTACTAAAATGAATTACACTATTGATATCGAATATTTTGATGAGGGAGGATACTGCAACTTTTATCCTTTAGTTGACGAAACTAATAAAGGATTCAAAGAGTTTAAATCTGAAAAAGATGCTAAGGCCGCATTATTTTTTCAGCAACTACTCAGTAAACATGGACTATCTCCAATAGTATATACCGATGTGGTTAAATTACCAATCAAAGATATATCCTTATATAGTTCATATGGTTTTGTCACAGAAATTGCTGAGTATCTAACGACAAAACCAATTAAGAAGTGGAGTAAAAAATATACTCATTTACTAGAAAAGATACAAGACTTGGTTGATGATATCAAGCATCACACTAATTTAGACTTTTGGGATTGTCATCAATATAATATTGGATTAATTAATAATAAATTAGTTTGTATTGATACTGGACTAGAAAGTTTTGATCCTTCTAGTGATGCTTGGGGATTGGGAAAACCGGGTCCACAATGTTACTATTGTTACGAATATTTTTGTAAATGTGAGGAACCTAATGCCATATATTAATGAAAAAGCAAGACTAGAAATAGATATCGAAATAAAAAATATAGTAAATTTTTTAACAGAAAATAAATGCTTATCTGACGAGGAATACATATCAATTTTGGGTAAAATAAATTATATGTTCACAAGAATTTTGTGTCAAACAATGGGCAAACCATCATATGCTAAAATAGCGATGATAACTGGTGTATTAGAAAATATTAAACAAGAGTTTTATAGGCGATTAGCAAGCAAGTACGAAGATCAAAAAATTGTTAGTCATGGAGATATTCCAGAATATAAAAAACTATAAGGAGTATTTATGTCTAAAGAATTAGATCAATTATTTAAAGAAATACATAGTTTAAATAAACAAATACTAATTCTAGATAAAAAATATTCTAAAGAGATATTAGAGATAAAAAATTTAATTATTAGCATTAATCAAAATATTGAAGATACTCTAGAACAAATTCAAGATTTTAATGAACTAATAAATCAGGATCCAGACGATAATGATGAATGGAATCCGTATAATGAATATGAAGCAGAGGACTATGAGACATATGGGGATCAGATAGAAGATGAAAATTGGTCTGATAATAAGGACTTGTAATTAAGATAGCATTTGGTTCTTAAAAAAGATTGTAGTTGACACGCTACGATGACGATGCTATAATGGACGCATCACAGGAAACACTTTTGGAGACTTTTATGAAACTCGCGGATCGAACAGTTGAAATTCATAGTAGGGGTTTGGAAAGTAGCAACCAATTTACTATTGCTCAAACGAGCAAAATGTTTAAAATCCTTTCGGATTCTCTGTATTCTGATAAGGTTATGGCGGTTATTCGTGAACTAAGCACTAATGCTTATGATGCTCACGTTGCTGCCGGCAACAAGAATCCTTTTAAGGTTATTCTGCCAACACAAGCGGTTCCATCTTTTACTGTGCGTGATTATGGCACTGGTCTTAGTCAGCAAGATATGGAGGAACTATATACCACTTATGGTGCAAGCAACAAGAATGATAGTAATGATTTTGTTGGTTGTCTTGGATTAGGTAGTAAGAGTCCATTTGCTTATACCAAGAGTTTTAGCACAGTATCTTATTACAACGGAACTAAGTATTCTTATATTGCGGCTATGGATGAGAATGGTGTTCCTAGTCTTAATCTGTTTGATATTAGTGCAACTAAAGAGCCTAACGGTCTTGAAATTAGTTTTGCTGTTAAGCAGTGTGATTTTGGCGAGTTTACTACCAAAGCAAAAAGAATTTTCCATTACTTCAAAATGAAGCCCATTATTGAGGGCGGTTTTGGAGAGAATCTGTCAGATCATTCGTATTCTTATACTAATTTTGTTATTGATGGTAAGGGTTGGAGGATTGGTAGACTAGCAAATAATAATGATCAATATCCTTCAGCGTATAACAATGCTGATAGTGGTATTGT